AATGGTATATGAAGTTTTTTACAGACCTAAGCGACGGGCAAAAAGGAGAAAGGGCGATAGCCGACTATCTTATAGAGAATGCAGGATGGGAGTTACACGACTTCAATACATCAGAAGACAAAACAAAGCTCCGCCAGTTTGATATCTCTATGTGGGATACTTCAAAAGAGTTTGTTCTTGTAGAAGTAAAGACAGACCGATGGGAAACATTCAACTACGAAACAAACAATCTATTCATAGAGTTTATGTGTGGTGGAACCTGGAGTGGAATAAAGACCACAAAATCAAACAAATACATATTTTATTTTCCAGACTATGAAGAAGTATTCATAGTAGGAACAGAACGCTTGAAAGAAATAATAAAGACACCCGGTATAGTCCACCATACACAACTCGAAGCAGGAGACGGTGATAAGGTAAAAAGCTATCTAATCGACAGGAGAAAATGGCATAACTTATTTGAAGTGCATCACGTTCCTAAAGAATACTATCTCAGATATAAGTAGAAACCGAAAGACGCATAAACTATACTTTATATAAAAGCTTTATGAAAACAGAAGCAGAAACTATAATGGACGGGTTATGCGTCTTTTTGAATGAAAGCATACTCGAGATGCTTATACACGTAGAAATGGAAGAATACGAGAATGCAGCCGTAACCAGAGACGATATCCAATGGAAGATAGAACAGGTAAAGAAAGCACTCGTGAATAACAAATGGACAAAACTCGATGAAGAGCAAATACATTCTGAACTGACAAGCCTGCGTGATGCCTACACTAAAAAGTGGGAAGATGAGATACCTTTTTCATGGATGAAATCCGAGGAGCGTCCGTAATAATAATATATAAAAAAAACAAAGAACGATATGAAAAAACTAAAAGAAGAGTATAAAGCAACAAGGGTTGAGCACAATGGCATCAAATATGATTTCCAAAATATGAATGATGAAAGATTACAAAAAATATGGGAAACAAATCCACAACTAAGATGGGCGTTTGAAGAGGAAACTTATACACCTATTGAAAAAAAGCCTATTGATATAAAAAAACTGCCAAAGTTTGAAGAACCATTTGAGACACCAATCTCTAACTCTATCGGAGAAAAATGGACTGAAGAGACTTTTGATAAAGCAGTGAAGGATTATATCAGTGATGCGGATAAGATTATGCCAGTGCCACCTAAATACAAAAAGCCTCAATCTATTCCAAAGCCAAAGACAAACGAAATAAAAAAGAAATAAGAATATGATAGAAAGAGTAAAGTTACTAAACGGAGATAATATAGAACTCCTAAAAACATTAGAAGATAATAGCATTGATAGTGTGGTTACAGACCCACCTTATGGATTATCATTCATGAACAAAAAATGGGACCATCAAGTTCCTAGCGTTGAATTTTGGAAAGAAGTCCTTCGTGTCCTAAAACCAGGTGGGCACGTTCTCTCATTTGGTGGAACAAGAACATACCACAGAATGGCCGTGAATATAGAAGATGCTGGGTTCGAGATAAGAGACCAGATAATGTGGTTGTATGGTTCGGGATTTCCGAAGTCTCATAATGTAGGATTGAGTATAGATAAACTAAAAGGACACGAGAATAGAGGTAGAGCAATACCAACTGCATCTACATATCAAGCATGCGATATAGAAGAAAAGAATAAACTGACATCCAATAAAGTAGATAAGTATGAAACAAAAACAGAAGAAGCAAAAGAATATGAGGGTTGGGGCACCGCACTAAAACCTGCTAATGAACCAATCTGTGTTGCGAGAAAACCACTAAGTGAAAAGACAGTTGCCGCAAATGTTCTAAAATGGGGAACTGGTGGAATAAACATAGACGGTTGTAGAGTTGGGAGTGATGGTGGAACAAGAAAGGGTGGTGATATAAAACCAAATATAGACCCATCTTCAATAAATATTGGTATTGGAGAAGTAATTAAACTTGATGAAGGTAGATTTCCAGCCAATATTATATTAGATGAAGAAGCAGGAATGGCATTGGATGAACAAAGTGGTAATATAAAAAGTACAAAGTTTATCACAAAAGATAGTGATAAATCATTATATGGTGGAAACTCTTTACTAAGTTCAAAAACAAAAGATAATACAGAAAGAGGGTATAATGACAAAGGAGGTGCCTCTCGCTTCTTTTATTGTCCGAAAGTAAGTAAGAAGGAAAGAAATATGGGTCTTGAAGGATTTGAAGAAAAGATTACACCAAATAGTTTTGGAGCACTTGGTAGAAAAAGTTTAGAAGATAGATTGGAAGATAAGTCAAATCCAATCATATCAAAGAATAACCATCCAACTGTAAAACCTGTTGAACTAATGGCTTATCTATGTAGATTGGTTACACCACCAAACGGAATTGTATTAGACCCTTTTATGGGTTCTGGTTCAACTGGTTGTGCAGCGGTCAAAGAAGGATTTAGATTTGTAGGTATGGAGATGGACCCTGAATACTTTACAATATCAGAAAAAAGAATAGAACATTATGAGAAAGCCTAAAACTACAGAAGCAAACAAAAAAGCTTTCATAAAAGCTTATGTCGCTCATTTATGTATGGTGACAAAAGCATGTGAAACCATAGGTATATCCAGAACACAATACTATTTCTGGATGAGAGATGATGCAGAGTTTGCAAAAGCCATAGAAGATGCCGAAGCAGGACAGATTGAGTTTGTTGAAGACGCACTTCTAAAAAGAATAAAAGAAGGAAGTGACAGCAGTATTCAGTTTTATTTGAAAACTAAAGGCAAGCGAGCAGGTTACGCACCACAGATTGACATAACTTCTAATGGTGAGACCTTGGCTATACCTCACATAATACAACTCATAGAAGTAAAAAAAGACAACGGTGATGGCCCTTCAGATACGACACACTAATGTCTTTACTAAAAACTGGGATGCACTAAATGATACTAATATAAGGTTTATCATAAATCAAGGAGGAACTCGTTCGAGTAAAACATATTCTTTGTGTCAGATGTCAATCGTTTGGTGTCTTCAGAATAAGAACAAAGTCCTTTCCGTGGTGAGGAAATCATTTCCTGCATTGAGAGGTTCTGTGATGCGAGACTTCTTTGAGATAATGAGAGACCTAAATCTATATGACGAAGCATCACATAATAAAACAGAAAACATATACAGGTTCCCTAATGGTTCTTGTATAGAGTTTTTCTCATTAGATGATGCACAGAAAGTTAGGGGACGTAAAAGAGATATACTTTGGGCAGAAGAAGCCAATGAACTTTCTTTTGAAGAATATTCACAGCTAAACTTTAGAACAAGTGAGAAATGTTTTTTCTCTTTCAACCCTTCTGATACAGAACACTGGTTATATGATATCATAGAGAAGCCAGATGCCGTGCTGCTCCACAGCACTTATAAAGATAACTCTTTCCTGTCCGATGGTCTAATAAAAGAGATTGAAGGTCTTATAGAGATAGACCAAGACTATTATAACATATATGCACTTGGTCTTCCATCCAAATCAACTCACACGATATACACACATCAACAACCATACATAGAACCACTTCTAAGATATGACGCGACTATATTGGGTCTTGACTTTGGACACGTGCATCCCACTGCTTTGATAAGAGTGGATATAAGAGAAAACATATATCACGCGAGAGAGCTTATATACGAAACGCAACTAACAACAGAGGAACTTATACAAAGAATAAAGGACGTATTCCAGAAAGAAGCTCTTCCTATGAGCACACAGATAGTGGCAGACTGGGCGAGACCAGAGATAATAGAAGAGATAAGAAGAGGGGGCTTCAATATTCACAATGCCATAAAGAACGTAAAAGAAGGAATAGATGCAGTGAAATCTGTCAGGGTATTTTATCATCATGATAGTGTAAACCTACATAAAGAGTTTAGAAACTATAAATGGAAATCCATAGGAGATAAACTGATTGATGAACCGGTAAAAGCATTCGATGATGCTCTTGATGCTTTACGATATGCAATACTTTTCTATAAGAAGAACACGTCTTCGGCTGGTTCCTGGGACTTTGAGGCGTTCTAATCCAAGAGGCCCTACAAACCGTAATATATATGTAATGACAAAGACGAGATACAAAAGAATAATAGACCAGTTTATAGAAGCTAAATACGAATACCTCATCGAATGCTCCACGAACATATTGAAAAACAAACAAGGAGACCCTTATGATTTGACGGCAGAACTCGTTCTCTTCCTATACGACAAACAAGAAAAGATTGACATATTCATATCACAAGCGAGTTATATGGATTACGACAGCTTACAAATGCTTCAGGGATTTTCAGTGAGTTGGCTTAGAATACAAGGAGCACACGCTACAAGTCCATTCGGAAGAAGATGGGCTATAAACGATAAAGAACTCGAAAACATATCCGAACCCGCAGATGAAATCGGTGAATATGTCGAAGGAGAAGAAGACGAATATGTAAAGGACCTAAAGAGAGTATATACAGACGAACAGATAGCGAAGATATTGAAAATACACGACATATATCCAACATTATCAAATGTAGAACAAATGCTTTTTAGAGCTTACTTTCTCGAAGGCTTATCATATGAAAAGATAAGAAACAAATACACATTCTATCGCACCGATAAAGTAGGAAAAACGATTTATTATAAAAGTAAAAAATCGATATACAACTTGATGACAGAACTAAAAAAAGAAATACAATCAAAACTATGATATACGAAATAGCCTTATGGACTTGTATAGCGGTTCTTCTTCAGACAGCTGAGCCAATCATACATATAAAAAGATATATTGGGTTCAAAGAAGAAGAATACGACACCTATTCAAAGTCGTTGAGATTTATACACAGGTTACTTTATTGTGCCACCTGTCTTGGATTTTGGATAACACTCTCATTTACATGGGATTTAGGAACAGCAATAATAGCAAGCGTAATAGCGGGTCTAATACAAAAAATAATGATAAACTAATGGATGCAAGACAGCAGATGATTGAAGAGCAGAAAGTTCTTCTAAACGAGCTTATGCTCGAACTGCAGGGTAAAGATAAGATTATGGAAGAGCAAACAACACGTCTTTTCAACATAAACAATAATCTTATGCCTGAGTTGAGAGAATACAATAGAAGCTGTCCGGCTTGTAGAGAAAGAGTATACACGAGAATGCTTTCTTATTGGACCAACAATGTGCTCAACAAAAACGAAAAGGGATAAAAATATACTTATAACAATGAAAGGATGGAAAGACATAACGCTCAGAAAGGCAATCGACCTTATGAATGTAAAGACAGAGGAAAGAGACACTCTTGACCTAATCATAGAGCAAGTATCTATATTGACAGGGAAGACAGAAAATCAAGTAGAGTTGATGAACCCTAAAGAACTTATAGAATTAACACAAACGATGTCTTGGATGAAAACTCTTCCAAAAGCAAAGGTCACCAAAGTGATAAAGATAAATGGTAGAGAGTATGGACTTGTAGACCTTGAAAGAATATGTCTCGCACAAATGATTGACATAGAAGAGTATTACGCGCTTGGTTTGAATGAATATATTGAAAAGATTTTATCTGTTCTTTATCTTCCTATAAAAAAGAGGCTGCCTCTTACAAATAAATATACATTAGAGGAATACGAACCGAGTACCGAAAGAGAAGAGGATATGCTCGATTGTGATATGGAGACGATGTGGGGAACTGCTCTTTTTTTTTATCGTGGCGTCAGGGAATACTCGCACGCTATGATGGCTTATTTGGAGGGAGTGAAGACGAAGAGGATGATAGAGTTGGAGGCTATGAGGCTTCAGAAGATGATGGGAGAAGAAGGACACACGGAGATGTAAACGAAAGTGCTGAAGAGAAGACAAAAAAGAAATGGGCTTGGTTCTCACTTATCTATTCTTTATGTGATGGAGACATAACAAAGGTAGATGCGGTCCTAAACAGAACCTATATAGAATGCCTTACGTGGCTTAGTTACGAAAAGGATATGAAAAAATAAAAATGATATGGCATATACATATAATCAAATCGTGAAAGAGTTTGAAGACATAGCAATAAACAATGTATTCATAAAAAGATTTGGAGCTGGAGAGATAAACGACATAGAAGTATTTGGACCAGAGACGGTCGAATATCCTTATCTATGGATAGTTCCACAACAAGCTGTCATTGGAGAGAACACACTAAACTATGTATTTAGAGTTATGGTATTCGATATAGACAACACAGACGACAGCTTACAACAAGAGATATTGTCGGATTGTCTACGAACTCTTATAGACGTGATAAAAGACTTCCGATATAGATTGTCTGATAGTGTAGACATACAAGGAGACCCTACGGCAATACCATTCACTCACAGATTTGTAGACTACAACACAGGATGGTATTCCGACCTAACAATCATAACAGAGATAGACAATAATCCTTGTGAATAAAGATGAACACTGAGAACATATACAAGGCGCTCGAAAGAGCAGGTGCTGAAATAGTGGCGGAGATGGCGAACATAATAAAGAAGAACAACGCAGTAGCAAGTGGAAATCTTCTAAAGTCGCTTACATATGATGTTACAGTAGATAGTGGAGTATGGGGCCTCGTAATAGAATACGCTGACTATGGACGATTTGTGGATAAAGGTCGTAACCCAGGACGATTTCCTCCAAAAAAAGATATTGAGAACTGGATGAGGTTGAAAGGAATACCACAATCTGCCTTATGGCCGATTATGTGGAAGATAAAGAAAGGAGGGTTTTACTCTAAAAAAGTCGGAGAGACTGGAACATATACTCCTATAAAAGGAATACACTTCACAGACCCTTTCAGTAAAAATGTAGACCTTCAAAACTTGAAGAAATACTTTGGAGAAGCACTCGCGGCATCGGTGAGAACAGACATCATAGACGAGCTGAAGAGCATACAACAAGTAATGACATCATCAGGAACGATAAAAAGAAAAAAATAAGAAAGAGATATGGCAATAGCAATAAAAAATAGACCATATGACGGGAAGACATATAAAATACTTCCAGTATATAATGGTCTTTCCTTCACGATAGATAGCTCATATAAAAACACTACGAACTTCAAGTATATCGCAGAGGTGTATTCAAACACGAATAAGATAGCAGAGCTTCGACATAACCCTGATATATCAAATGATAACGCAGGTATATTTGATATCGCGAGACCATTAGAGGATTATGTTTTATGGACACTGCCATATAATATAACAGGGGTAACAGGAGCACCAACTTCTGCTCTTGATTATTATGTTGCTTTCGGAGAAGAGTATACAAGAGCACTAAAACCTATATCTCTTTCAGCTTGGTTTTCATTTCCAAACTCTATGAAGATAAAAACTTTATACAAAAACACTTTGACACCATCATCATCTTTTCCAGATGCAGTCTATATAGAGGGTTCACTAAATCCAAACTTGAATGGATATTTTGGTGCATATGGAGACACTGCTCTTGATACGATAGTAATGGGACATACATATGCACCAGGAACATATGGTGATATAAACAACATAACTGTTCAACAAGGTGAGATTTTCAAAGGTATAGGAAACTGGGTAGGTGCAGACGGAGGACAATATTTTACATTTAGAATAGATTTCAATGGTGCGAACAAGAAACAAACAACTTTCAATGTAGGTGATAAGATTTTCGGAAAAGCACTAAACAGCGTTATACCACAAATGGAGAATATAGACTGGACTATATCACGGATTGATTATACAAACACTACATCAAATACTCTTTATACTAACATACCTTATTCTGCAGTTCCTGTGAATACAATAGGGTGGATAATATCGAGAGATAACTATGTATTCAAAAACTTAGTGAACACAAAAGGAGATTACGCGGTGGCAACTAATGGCGTAGAGCAATACGATGTATACAATACATATCAAGCAACACCATATGTTCCTAATCCTCAACCAATAAACACAACAGCTATAACATCACCATCAAAGTTTTTGACAAAGAGGGCAACGAGGTCTCAATCGATATGTTTAGATGATTACTTTACTTTATCTGCATTTGGACCAAAAACAACGGGTGCACCAAACACTCCTTCACAACTCCTTCCAAGTGGATGGATGATGGAGTTATGGCAGAAGACAAATCCTTTTCCAACCGTTCTTCCTGTAATAGCCGTAGGAACAACAACATACGGAACATCAAGAATACGTGTAAACTTATCAGGAGATAAAACAAGTATGTCGAATGGTTCTTATGTTACCGTAACAGGATGGAGATATCAAATAGTAGGAGGAGTATTCAACTGGCAAGCAATCACACTGAACACCAGGGTTATGAATACATATTGGGCAGGTGGTGGTGCACCTACAAACTTAGTTTTAGAAGCGAAGGTAGACCCTGCATGGACTTATGCTATGGTAGGGGGAACATATGATTGGACCGTTTTGATGACACAAAGGATTATTTATTATCCATTCGAAATAGACACGAATACCGGAAGACAGAAATACATAAAAGATGTGCCTTATAATAGAGTAGAGATACCAGTTGGACCTAAAAACCTAACAGGTAAAGTTAATTTTAGTGACACGTCAAAGTATTATGTTTATCCTGTATACTGCACGAACTCTAATACAAACACTTTATACCAATATTTGGATGCCATAACTATAAAAACACCTTGGGCACTTGATATAGCAGGTTATAAGAAAATAGGTGAAAGTTTTGAGTTTATATTAGACTGTGCCTGCACCAAACAAAAGTACACTCTTTTATGGTTGAATGAACTCGGTGGATGGGATTGGTTTACATTTGATGCCAGAGCGGATAAGTCCAGGATTATAGAAAAGGCCACATACGATAGAAGACTTGGTGCAAAATATAAACTCGGAGACAAAGGACGTTCTGTATACAATACTAAATCAAGAGATGTATGGACTATGAGAACAAAATATCTTACACAAGACGAACTTGATTGGATTTCATATATCTACGAAAGTCCGGAAGTTTATATGGTGTTGGAAACAAAGACCGAGTATGAAGCAACTGCTACGGTAAAAACGGTGCCACTAAATATAACCAATACAGAGGTAGAGCTTTATAACAAAAGGAATGTAAATGATAGAGGAACATTATACCAATATACGATAGTAGCAGAGGCCGCAAACGAAAGAACTATACAAAGAGGTTCAAACTTTGGAGGATATTTTTACCAAAGGTCATAAAATAAGAAAAGGAAAATGATAGAGATAAAAGTAAAGCAATACAACTCGGCATTTACAGATGAAGGAACGCTTGATACGGATGGAGCTGACATAAACACCATATTCCAGCTTTCTGACGTCAGGGAACCTGAGCAGAGGAGCACAGACTATATAAAGACATTTACCCTTCCAGGAACGAAGAGGAACAATCGAATATTCCAACAGATATACGAACTTGGATTTCAATCTCTATATTTCGACCCTACGAAGAAGATAGAAGCACAGGTAATAGTGAACGGAACACAATACTTTATTGGAAACCTTCAGGTGAATAAGGTAAACAGACTTGATAGTGGATTTATAGACAGCTATGAGGTGACGATATATGGAAAGGTGGGTTCATTCTTCAATGATATAAGAGATATAAACTTGAAAGATATGGTAGACTTATCTGATTTCAATCACACATATACAGGTAATAATATTATCGCATCGTGGGGATTGAAAACACCTAATCAGTTTCCTACAATAAGCTCACCTAAACCAAACGGATTTATCTTTCAAAAGGGTCAAAAAGTTCCTTTTCAGTATGGAAATGGATATGTATATCCCCTAATATGGAGAGGACAAACTGATAAGAGCACTTGGAGAACACAGGATTTCAACCCAGCTATATACGTAAAGACATACGTAGATAGAATAATAAAAGGAGCAGGATATAAATACAAATCCGATTTCTTCAATAGCGAGTATTTCAGAAAGCTTATCATACCTGGAGACAGCATGATAGACAGTAACAACGGTGCTGCCAATATAGAACTTACAGACGACCAAACTAAAGTATACGAGTTTGAGGTTGGTTCACAACTTGGACAACTCGTTGTTACTGCAGATACAACTTCTGGACGAACCTGGGGAGCAGGTGACACTCTTCAAATAAAGTTTGACAATGATACAACGCTTCCTTGTAAAGACCCTGGAAATCAATATGAGACGCTTGCAGGAACTTTTACGGTCGGAAAGACAGGTGAATATAAGTGGGCTACGGATATAAAGTTACAGATGAGATTTGAACCATCTCTTTCAAAGTTTCCAAATGATATGAAGATTGTAGGTGCATCATCGTGGCCTGCGGAGGTTTATATAAAAGAGATTGGAACACCTAATATAATCGCTTCTAAAAAGTTCAACTGGTCTTTTGCAGGAGTTTTCGACACGTGGAAAGATTGGAGTTTTTGGACATTTGATTATGTAAATACAGAAAACATCTCCCTGAGTTATAGTGGACCACTTCAGGCTGGTAAAAAGTTTGGAATATACTATACACATAACGTTCCGGGTGGTAACTATAAATACAAAACGATAACTGACGTTGGTATTACAAACCCACCAGAAAACTGTCCTGTAAAGATATTTATGGCTCCTGGACAGATTGTAAATAGCCTTCTCGTTACGTCGAGTAAATCTATAATGTCATATACGAACAAAATAGTGCTTGATGGTGATACGATGGACCTAAACTGGTTTATTCCTGATATGAAGGCAGGTGATTTGATAAACGAAATCAACAAGTTGTTCAACCTATACTGGTTACCACTCGATGACGAAACCTTTTTGATAGAACCGAGAGAGGATTTCTATGCATCGAAAAGAAACATAAAAGACTGGACAGGAAAGGTAGACGAAGCCATAACGAGAACTATACAACCACTTTATGACCTAAACTATAAAAAGTATTCATATTCTTATTCAAGTGATGATGATTATTACAATAAGGATTATGAAGACACATACAAAAACGTATATTCTTCAAAGAGTGTAGAGATAGAGGCAGACTTTATAACAGATGAAGCGAGTTATGAAAGCAAGTTCGCGGCATCACCTCTTGTCCTTATAAACAGCACCGACAAACATATGACGACTTTCGTAAAGGATGATGGTGGCAAATGGGTATATCAAAAGCCAAAAACCAGGATTTTGTTTTATGGAGGATTGAAAGATACTAATAGTATATGGTATGTTCAAAATCCATATACTCTAAAGAAGACAACGATTTATGCAGAATATCCTTATGCAGGACATATTGACGACCCTATAAATCCAAGACACGACTTATCATGGGGCTGGCCGAGGAAATACTATTTTTTATATCAGAAAGCAACCACCAATACTTTATTCAATGAATTTTGGTTGAACAATATAGAAGAGATTACTGACATAAACTCACACCTTCTTACATTGACGGCAGTGATAAGCGACCAGGACATAGCCACTTTTGATATAAGAGACATCATACAGATAAACGGTGTATATTACAGGGTAAATAAACTGACACACAACCCGGTATCAGGTATAGCAGAGATAGAACTATTCAAAGCAAGAGACACTCAGCCTATAAAAAGTCAAAATGGTGGTTCTGGTGCAACGTGGCCAACTCCACCTCCTGGAGGTCCGGATATTCCAAACGGAGGAGGTGTAGAAACTTCCACTGCATTTGTGACAACTATTCCAAAGACGAACGCGGCAGGAGGAACGGTGAGACCATATTGGGGAGTTTCACAGAATGAAGTTGGTGAAACACCTCTAAGTGGTGGTGATTGGAATATAGCAGAAGCACAAAGTATAAACTACGGAACAACATTGTATGGAACAAATGAAAATGCACTTAGAGGTAAAGCCAAAAACTGGGGAGATGTAATACCTACACAAACATATTCAGATGTGGCTAATAAGGATTTCAATCAAAACTTTTATTCGAGACAAGGTAACAACATTATAAATGGGTCTATGAATATAGTGCATCCTAGTGCATCGCTTGTGAGAGTTTCTGGGACATCAAACATAATACACGCTGACACGAGTAATATAAACATACAGGGTAACGGGAATATAGTAATGACAGGCCTTCAAAATGTTTCAGTGATAGGAGATAATCAAATAGTAATGAAATCAAACTATTCTTATGTAAATGGAATAGAGATTGTAGGTGGAGTTTCAGCAAGAAAGATAACGCGAATAAAATCACCTACGAATGCAGTTGGTAACGAGTTCAAAGATGGAACATCAGTAGAACTTATGGTTGGAGGAAAAAACTCCACGAAGGCACAAAAGATTATTAGAGGAGGACAGGACAGCGTTTAGACCCGCTGGCCCTGGAGGCCGCTCGGCGATTAGGAGTGTGGTGGGAAGGTGAATAATAATATAATATATAATAAGAATACTCATATACTATTTGTGTTCACTTTTTGCACCTCCACACCTCCACACCTCCATCCTTTAGTCCTCCTTATGTAGTGACATTTTGGATAAAAGTGAGCTGGGCCTATATGTATCGAGGTCCAAAAACGGAGAAAAACGATAATACAAAAGAATATACTTTGTATATAAAAACAAAAAAGACATAGATGATTTGTAATCTTACAGAAGACCAGCTTCGAATGATACAGAAGTATTCTACGATACCAGGACAAGCTCCAACTATCCCGCTTACAGACGACCACGAAGATGGAACATGGCTTACCACAGATTTATATGTAGGAGAGCTTTTTCTAAATACAGCAGACGGTAAAGCTTGGTTCAGAGCAGAAGACGGAATAATACAGATTTCTGGAACAGGAGGCTCAGCTTCCTTTATAGGAGATTACGTAAATATCGCAGGAGGAACATTTAGCGGAGTGGTATACGCACCTACATTCTCAGCGAATGGAATAACAGCAAGTTATATAATAGCAGACATATTTGAAGGTGGCACATTCAACGGAGCCTTCACGGGCGACGGTTCTGGACTTACAGGAATAGACGCAGACTGGTTTGGTGGAACGGTATCAAACCCATCGCAGTTCCTAAACGACCTTACACTTTCAGGTGACACATTTTTAGATGGACCTATTTACACCAACAACTCTTTCATAGACATAAGAGACAACGTAAACATATCAGGAGGTGCAGGAGTTTCAGCATCTTTCTTTATAGGTGACGGGTCTGGACTTACGAACATACCAGTAGGAACGTATTCGAATACGTTCACCACAGGAGCATCTGCATCAGGATATATAATCTCTTTTGAAAGAAACGATGGGGCTACATACACAGTAGACATTGAAGGAATGTTTGGAACATCAAGTAATATGACGAATGTTGTATGGGATGATACAAACAACACTCTTACTCTTATATTCGGAGATGGAACGCAGATAGCAGTTCCAATAAGCACTTTTGATAACCTTTCAGTATATGGAGCAGTAAACGCAGACGAAGTCTATGCAAACGATTTCTATGGTGGTGTTTTTCACGGAACATTCGACGGAACATATTCAAATGACATATACACAACAGGTGCGACACTATCAGGAACGACTGCTATATTCGACAGAACAGACGGAGTAACATATTCACTCGACCTGAGTTCATTCGCGGGCGGTGGCGGTGGAGCAACGCCATCACTAACAACGGTTCTGACAGCGGGCAACGAGACAGGAGCAAACGATATAATCCTATCAGACACCGGAAGTATCTATTCATCACAAATCGCAGGACCAACTGCCAATGTATTCAGTGCAGGTTACAAGTTCCATGACATAGGTGGATGGGCTCCAAGAATAGAGACATCACATAACAACAACACAAACTTTATACAAGTAGAGGATAGTGAAACATACATATCGAACAGACAAACAAATCTTCCATCAATAGACAATCAGGGATTGATTACCATTAGTCCTGTAATAGTTGAAATGAGATGTGATGATGTAGTCGCTGGTGATTTTGGAACAGTAAAGATAAATGATTACCAAATTCAAACTCAGGTTTATAATGGGACTACAAATAATACTTCTACATTCACACAAGGTGAGTATGAAAATCTTATAACAACATCTATAGCAGGCATCACACCATCAGGTGATGTTATGTCTTCATACGCAAGAACTTGGGGCAATTCAGCACAGATTGGTTCGGGTCTAAATGCAACCAACACAACACAAACAATGAGTGCTAATATAGAGGCACAATACGATGGTTCACATATTCAGAACTTTCTTTCAGCCACGGATGGCACAGACAGCACAGGGATTATTCAAAGGTATTATGAGATTGTCACATACGGTGATGTTGCTACATTCAGGGGTATCGAATACCTCAATGACTATTCAGCCAACTATAGTAGTCGTTCATTAGTCGATAAAGACTATGTTGATAGCGCAATCTCTACAGGAGCAGGAACAACAGCATCTTCTCAAGTTATAAATACATCTGAAATATCTGGTTATAGGAGAGTTTCTAATACACAAAAGATGTATAGACTTACAAGGCCCTATACCGGTTTTTCTGTATCAAGTTTAGGTATAAATGGTGAGAGTATATATACACACTCGTTTTTCTGTGAGCCGGGTTCTGTTATAAATGAAATAGCATTCAGAATACAGACTGCTGGTGCTGCTGGTTTAGGATTGGCAGCTTGTAGAGTTCTTATTTATAGAAGTAAATTAAATGCAAATGGTGAGATAGTTGGTGGTGACTTAGAGTTGGACACAGGTGTAAATATATCTACATTATCCGCTGGTATAAAAGTGGTTACTGGACTAAACCATACATTATCCACATTGACTTATAAAAACCAGTATTTTATTGGATTGAGAAATTATCAGAGTGGTACACTCTCTGTCAAATCTGCGCAGGCGGGTGACACAACAACTTGGTATTCAGAAATAAGCTCATCTGGAGGTATAATGGAAAGAGATAATGGATGGTATTTCTCAGCACCATTTGCGAATGCAACACCAGCAGCAATGCCGGCAACATCATCGACAACTCCAACTACAGCATTAGTGGCACCTGCTGATACACTAATCTATATGGGCTTCTCAGCAACATAAAAATAAATAATATATTATGCCAATAACAGAGATAGAAAGAACAGAAATCTACAACGCTCAGACCGGAGAGGTTACCATTGAAGAAAGAGAAATCGAGGTAAAGACCAATGAAGAACTTGTCACTGAAAAGCAAGAAGAGCTCATAAAAATATATGCAGAGCTACAAGCTCTTATGGCAATACAACCATAAATAAATAATATGAGCATCGTAATAAAAGATACTAAAAGAAAGTATATAATGGATTGGAACGTCTCGGATAAATCCATAGA